CCGGCGTCCATCACGAACGGCGTCCTGGCGGGCTTCGCCAGCGGCACGGATGCCGCCGCCGTGAAGGCCGACGTCCAGTCGCTGTTCGCCACGTTCATCGCCGCGAACCTCACGCCGACCAACGGCGTGTGGATCATGACGAACACGACCGCGCTGGCGCTCTCGCTGATGCGGAACGCGCTCGGACAGAAGGAGTGGCCGGACATCACGATGAACGGCGGCACGTTCGAAGGCCTCCCGGTCATCGCGTCGCAGTACTGCGCCAGCGTCGGGAGCCCGGCGGGCGGGCTGCTCATCCTGGCGAACGCCAGCGACATCTACCTGTCGGACGACGGCCAGGTGGTCATCGACGCGAGCCGCGAGGCGTCCCTGGAGATGAAGACCGACCCGACGAACACCCCGGCGGGCGGGTCGCCCCTGGCGCCCACCGCGACCTCGATGGTCAGCCTCTGGCAGACCGACGCCATCGGCCTCCGGGCCGAGCGGTTCATCAACTGGCAGCGTCGGCGCGACTCGGCGGTTGCGTACCTCGCGGCGGTCAACTACTCGGCGTAGACGCCTACCTGGGCGCCAGGCCCGTTGCTTGGCGCCCAGGCCACTCGCGCTCGAGGACGATGGCCACCTGTATTTCTCTCCGCGCCACTTCTCCGCTCACGCATCACGGTCGGGCTATCCCCGCCGGGAGCCACTTCACCGCCTCCCCGGTTGAAGCAGCGTCGTACACCTACCGTCACGTTGCGGTCTTTGCGGACGGCACGCGCGCGGAACCGCCGCGCGACTCGGGCTGGCCCGTGGGCGGCCCCCCAGGTGTGCAGGGCGAAGCCGGCGACGACCGCCCCGCGCGCAAGAAGCGGGCCTATCGGCGACGTGACCTCCACGCGGAGCCCTGATGAAGATTCCCTTCCTCGGTCTGTCGGTCACGCGCACCAAAGACACCGCGCCGACGCTGTCGCCTATCGAGGCGCGCGGCGGCTGGTGGCCGTTGCTGCGTGAGAGTTACGCGGGCGCCTGGCAATCGAACGTCACGGTGTCCCTGGCGAGCGTGGCGACGAACCCCACGGTGTTTTCGTGTGTCACCCTCATCGCCTCGGACATCGGCAAGATGGGCTTGCGCCTCGTCCAGAAAGACAGCGACGGGATCTGGTCGGAGGTGGACAGCGCGTCCTTCTCACCCGTGCTCCGCAAGCCGAACCGCTACCAGACGCGCATCAAGTTCGTGGAACAGTGGCTGATGTCGAAGCTGCTCTACGGCAACACCTACGTTCTGAAACAGCGGGACAATCGCGGGGTGGTCACGGCGCTCTACATTCTCGACCCCACGCGGGTCACGCCGCTGGTGGCGCCCGACAGTTCGGTCTACTACAGCCTCACCACGGACCTGCTGGCGGGCCTGGCGGAGAACCGAACGGTGGTGCCCGCGCGGGACATCATTCACGACGTGATGTACGCGCTCTATCACCCGCTCGTGGGCCTGTCGCCCGTGTACGCGTGCGGGGTGGCGGCGATGCAGGGCGTGCAGATTCAGGAAACGTCCACGAAGTTCTTCGCCAACGGCAGCCGCCCTGGTGGGGTGTTGACCGCGCCGGGGGCGATTGGCCAGGCCACGGCTGACCGCTTGAAAGCGTACTGGGAGTCGAACTTCTCGGGCGACAACTCGGGCAAGATCGCCGTCCTGGGAGACAGCCTCAAGTTCGAAAAGATGTCGGTGGACGCGAAGGACTCCGAACTCATCGGCCAGTTGCGGTGGACCGACGAGAAGATTTGCTCGTGCTACCACGTTCCGCCCTACATGGTCGGCGTCGGCCCCTCGCCCACGTACAACAATATCCAAGCCCTCAGCACCCAGTACTTCACCCAGTGTCTCCAGACGCTGGTGGAGAACTTTGAACTGTGTCTCGACGAGGGACTGGAACTCCCGAAGCCCTACGGCACCGAGTTCAACACCGCTGACCTCCTGCGCATGGACTCGCTGACAATGATCGACTTCATTGCGAAGGGCATCACCGCCGGGGTGATGAAGCCGAACGAGGGCCGGTTCCTGTTGAACGCGAAGCCGGTTGAGGGCGGCGATACGCCCTACATGCAACAGCAGAACTACTCGCTGGCCGCGCTCAACGAGCGCGACACCGCCGAGCCGCCGCCGCCCGCCCCGCCCCCGTCGACGGAGCCGCCCCCACCCGAGCCGCCGGATGACGAGGAGCTGCCCGAGGACGACGACGCAGTCGAGGCGGCGATGTTGCAAGCGGCTGTCATCGAGAAAGTGATGGGGCTGACCTATGCCGCTTGACGCTGATCAGATGGCCGCGATTGTCGCGAAGGGAATTCAGGTGGCGCTCACGCCCGTGATGGCGCGCCTGGCCGCGCTCGAAGCGCGCCCGGTGGTGCATGGGCGTGATGGCGCGCCTGGGCGTGACGGGTCTACGGGCCTCACGGTCGTGGGCCGCGATGGCGCGAATGGTACGGACGGCGCGGACGGCGCGGACGGCGCGCCGGGGGCGCCTGGCCCCCCTGGGCCGCCAGGGCCGCCGGGAGACGCGGGGGCGCCTGGGCCCGCTGGCGCGCCCGGTGGCGTGGGAGAGGCGGGGCCCGTGGGCCACCCTGGCCCGCCGGGAGAACTCGGCCCCCAGGGCGAGCCAGGCCCGCCAGGCGCCCCAGGGCTGACGGGGGCGGTGGGGCCCCAGGGTGAACGCGGCGCGGACGGGCTGATGGGCGCGGCGGGGCCCGTGGGCCCGCGCGGGGAACCGGGCGAACGTGGCGGCCCAGGGGAACGCGGCGAACGTGGCGTGGACGGGCTACACGGGAAGGATGGCGCGCCTGGCGCCACGGGCCCAACCGGCGACACAGGAGTGCGCGGGGAGCGCGGCGAACCTGGCGAACGCGGCGGGGATGGCGTACACGGGAAGGACGGCGCCCCTGGGCCCGCTGGCCAGGTGGGCGACGTGGGGCCGCGCGGTGAGGGTGGCGAACGCGGTGAGCGCGGCGCGGATGGTCTGAACGGGAAGGATGGCGCGCCTGGCCGCGACGGGAGCGACGGCACGTTGGAGAACATGAAGGTGGTTCCCCATGAAGACAAGCGCGGCTTCACCGTGTGCTTCAAAGACAGCGGTCGAGAGGTGGAAGGCGGCGTGCTGCGCTATCCCGTGGTGCTTGATCGTGGCGTCTACAAGAGCGACGTGGCGTACGACGAAGGCGATGGCGTCACCTGGGGCGGCTCGTGGTGGATCGCACAGGCGGCCACCAGTGGCGAGAAGCCCGGTGACGGGGCGACGGCGTGGCGCCTCGCGGTGAAAGCGGGCCGCGACGGGAAACCTGGCCGCGACGGCAAGCAGGGGGCCGAGGGCAAGAGTGGCGCGCCAGGTCGTGATCTGACGCAGATGGACAGCCAGGGCCGGAAATGGTGAAAGACCGCGCGACCGTCTATACGTCCGTGCCGGTGCTATGTCCGGGCGGAACGGTCGTGTGTCTCGGCGGTGGGCCATCGCTCACGCAAGAGGACGTCAACCACTGTCACGGGAAGGCCACCGTCGTTGCGATCAACGACGCGTGGCGCCTGGCCCCCTGGGCGGATGCCCTGATTGCGTCGGACGCCGCCTGGTGGCGCCACTATCAGGGCGTGCCCGCCTATCGCGGGCTCAAGTTCAGTCTCGAGCCGGGGGCCTCGGTGTTCGCGGGCGTGACCGTCCTTCGCAACACGGGAGACTCGGGGCTTGAAACAGACCCGACCGGCGTGCGTACGGGCCGCAACACGGGCGCCGCCGCGATCAACCTGGCCGTTCACTTCGGCGCCAAGCGTATCGTGCTACTCGGCTATGACATGGAAGCGAAGTCGGAAGCGAAAAGTCACTGGTTCGGCGGCCACCCGCGCGGACTACGCGGCGGCTCGCCCTATCCGTTGTTCCGCCAAATGATTGGCACGATGGTCGAGCCCCTCGCGCGCGCCGGAGTAGAGGTGGTGAATTGCAGCCCCGACACGGCGCTGACCTGTTTCCCGCGCCAGCCGCTGCGCGAGGTGTTGCTGTGAGCGCGCCCCGCGTGTTCGGCGTCGACTACCAGTTCCTCGCGTGCGGCGACGTGTTCACGCAGGGCCTCGCCTCGGCCGCCGCGGACCTGGGCGTGGTCTACTCCCACGCCGAGTCGCGCAACTCAAACCTGGCCGCGCTGGTGGACCGCTTCCGCCCTGACGCGCTGGTGGTGGTGCACGGGCGCTATGCCACGCCACGGTTGCGAGACCAGGTGAAACGGTATCCGGCGGCCATCTGGCTGCTCGACGAACCGTACGAGGTCGACGACACCGCCCGCTTCTCGTCGGTCTACACCCGCGCCTTCGTCAACGACGCGGCCACGCTCCACCGCCACGAACGGAGCGCCTACCTGCCCGTCTGCTACGACCGCCACGCGCACACGCCTGGCGCGGGCCCGCGCCCGTACCAGGTCGGGTTCATCGGTGGGGCCAACCGGACGCGCGACCGATACCTGGCCGCCCTCGCGCGGGCGGGCTTCTTGGGATATGTCATCGGCGGGAAGTGGACCAGTCCCGAGGTGACGCGCCTATGTGCCGCCCCGAACGTCAGTCCGCGTGAGACAGCGGCCAGGTATCGGTCGACGCAAATCATTCTGAACGTGTGGCGCGAACAGCACCACTACAACCGCGAGGGGATTGCGGCCACGGCGTTGAACCCGCGCGTGTACGAGGCGTTCGCGTGCGGCGCGCTGGTGGTCAGCGAGTGGCGGCCCGAGACCGACACGCTCCTGCCCGAAATGCCCACGTTCCACACGGTCGACCAGTGCCTCGAAGTCATGGGCGACCTGTTGGCCCACCCCGAGAAAGCGGAGGCGCTGCGCCTGGCCTGTCTCGCGCGGGTGGCGCCGCATACCTACACGGCGCGCCTGGCCACGATGTTGACGGCGCTCGGTATCGAGACGGCGAAGGAGGCAGCGTAGTGGCGAATGTGCACGCGGCATACTGGGACCGGGGCGTGGCGGAGGTCGAACGGATGACCGGGCTCGGCCACGCGCCGTCGCCGGCAGCCCTGGCGGGTGACGACATTCGCAACGTGTGCCTGGCGCTCGGGATCACCCTCCCCGTCGAGAGCCTATTGGACGTCGGGTGCGGCACCGGGCGCTTGATGCCGCTGGCCGAGCGGTGGGCGGGGCTCGACATCTCATCGTCGGCCGTCACCTACTGCCAGTCGCGCAACCTCCCCGTGGCGCTCATCGACGGGCCCGACGATTTGCGCGGCATCGCCGACGACGCCTTCGAATGGGTCTGGGCCTGTTCGGTGTTCACACACATTGACCGCGACGAGCAACGCGCCTACCTGGCGCAGTTCGTACGGGTGGCGCGGCGGGTGCTGGTCGACATCCTGCCGGGGGATGTCGGGCGCTCGGCCGCCCGGTGGGGCGCGGACGAAACGCTGTTCCGCATCGACCTCGTGACGGCGGGCTACGCCATTCGGCCACGGACGACGGACGTGCGCGACGGGTCGAGCGCCACCGCGCCGTTGCATCGCTACTTCGTGGGGGACCGACGATGACGCCGCGCGTGACCATTATCACGACGGTCTACGACCGGGTGGAGTGCCTGGCCCGCTGTCTCCGCGCCACCGCGCACAGCGAGTTCACGGACTACGAACAGATTGTGGTCTCCGACTCGCCACCCGCGCCCGTGCTGGCCCAGGTGGCCGCGCTGGTGGCGGCGGCGGGCCCCCAGGTGCGCCACCTGAATCACGCGCCGCGCGCCAACGACTGGGGGATGACCCCGGCGTTCACCGGGCTCCGCGACGCCCTGGGCGAGTACGTCTGTTTCCTCAGCGACGACAACGCCTACCTGCCCGGCCACCTGGGCCCGCTGGTGGCGGCGCTTGACGCCGAGCCGACCCTGGGCTTCGCCTACAGTTCCTGCTACTACGCGGGGCGCTTCACGCTGCGGGTGGCGCCGCCCAGGGGCGCAAAGATTGACCTGGGCCAACCGCTGTTTCGTACGCGCGTACTCGCGGACGCCCTGGCCAGCGGCCCCCCGTTCCGCGAATTTGCGTGGGACTGGCGCATGATCAACCTGTTGCTGGAAGGCGGCGTGGACTGGCGGCACATCGACAAGCTCTCGTTCGTCTTTCGCCTGGCGGCGTATCCCGAGTTCGTAAAGGCGCTGGCATGAAGCTGTCGATTATCGTCCCGACCATCGGCCGCCCGTCGCTCGCCGCCACGCTTGGCTCGCTGGTGGGCCAACCGCTCGACGGCGACGAGGTGCTGGTCGTCGGGGGGCCCGCTGTCGCCGTGTCGCCGTGGGCCCAGGACGGCGTGCGCCACCTACCCTGTCGCCGGGGCAGGCACTACGGGTGTGAGGAACGGACGCTCGGCATCAGCCAGGCGCGCGGCACGCACCTGGCGTTCATCGACGACGACGACGCCTGGGTGCCGGGCGCCCGCGCGGCGATTGCTGACGCGGTGGCGGCACGGCCCGACAGCCTCGTGCTGTTCCAGATGCGCTATACCAGCGGGCGCGTGCTGTGGGAGAAGCCGGAAGTGCGCCGTGGGAACGTCAGTACGCAAATGATCGTGGTACCGAACGACCCCGTGCGCCTGGGGCGGTGGACGTGGCGGCGCGAAGGCGATTACGACTTCATTCGAACGTGTCACTGGTCGCCGCACGACACGGTCTGGGTGGCCCAGGTGATTGCGAACATTGGAGCGGAACGATGAGGGCGGAACTGGCGAACTTG